CTCCTGTTTACGGTAAAGGTTATACTGAAGATCCTTTCGGATTGTGAGGTATAGTATGATCGTCGTGGGGACAAATTTTTTTTATTTTTTTTTTTCTAGAAAGAATGGGAATTTACATACAAAAGTCAGGGATGTTAGCAACATATAGCCTTAGTAATAGGGACGAGAGTAAAAGCTTGAAAGCTAGAAACGTGAGAGGAAGTGGTCAGAGGGCCAGAAGCGTTCATCTAGTTTGGAACTAGAGGAAGGTACTTCTAACAAATGAGCTACTAACTCTGGACGGGTGGGAAAGATGTCTAAATTAAGATCGACATCACCAGCAATGAATTGCAGGTACGGGAATCCAGCAGGATCCGGTTTTGCACCACACTTTATGCAGAAATCGTATACGTCTTTACAGACGTTGTAGACAAGGTCACTTTGTCCACAGGAGGCCCAGGTGATACCAACGGCTCGGGCGGCGAGTCGATCGATATTCCAGTGGCGTTCTGGGTAAAGTAGTTGGGCAAGAAGAGCAAGCTCATCTCGCTTAGGTATGGAATTGTTGTTAATATAACCCAAAAAGTTGGTTCCTTCGAGTGATCGAAAGATGCCAGATTTCTTGGTGTTAAGAACAGCTCCAAATCTACGTTTTGCTTCAACAGCGAGGTCCTTGAGAAGGTGTTCGAATTCAGATTCAGGAACGAATTCCTTTAATCCAATGATCGAATCATCTCCAAGTAACTTCATAAAAGTTGAGGCGGTGATTTCATAACCAAGTGCCAAAAGACACGTGATCAGCATAATCGCGTTCACAAACGTATCAAGAACTTGCGTTTGAAGCAAGCCTGATGCGATCGTTGAGTGAACACGTTTCCATTCTGAGCCGTCGGGTAAACGGATCGGAGTGAATTTTACGGCGTTACGCATCCATTTCCAAAGTCGTTCGAGCCGAATGGGCTGAGAGCGAGTTGAAGGATAAGATTTGGTGGGAATGTAACCAGATGTAAAATCTAGGTATTTTCGCCAAATCAAATGGACGTCATCCACTATTTCATAGCGAGCGAGTTTATCAAACATGGACCAGTCTAAACAAAGCCAGGTCATAATCGAATACTCGTGAGTTGCTGCAAGGGAGGAGATCTTATAAAGACCACCACGGAGGGTTTCAAAACCCCAAGCGATAGGCGTTGTGCCTAGGCGTAGGAAGTTAAAGAGAGGCCAGAGAAACATGAGTTCAACAAAGAGGGTAATCTTCGGGACACCATGGACCATACGGATTTTATCCGGTTGATCTTCTGACACAAGATGGGACCGCGCGTGAGCGGTGTTCCAATACATAAATTTGTTTCCTTTAGCTTTGCCTTCTTTGATCATGTGGACCAAGGGGCGCAGGTAATTAAAAACATAATTATAACAGTTATGGAATGTCATCTTTGAGTTTTCAAGAAGGCCAGCTTTAAAAGCGGCAGAGATCTTCTCTTTAAGAGAGGGATCAGTTGAAAACGGAGCTTCGACGGAAGTGCTGATTGTCCAAGGATAGTAACGCAGGTCACAGTAGTGAACGGGGCGGAACAATTGAGGAGGACGAAACAGTTCTTCGACAATGTCGAGAGCAGTAAGATAATACTTGTCACGGATTATCGGTTGATACTTGCTATTGCAGCGCATAAAATCAGAGATTAGCGCTTCAGAAGAAGATTCAGAACGACGGTATCCATTTACAATGGTATTATATTGTGTAATGTCACAAAACTTGTTAAGAGCTTTGAGTACAATACGAATCGGACGGGTCGGGGTGATCGGAGTTTGGAAACTACGACACGGATCCGGCAGACGGGACTGTTGCAGGTTCATCGGGAGAGATGGGAAGCCAAAAGTAAATTCCTG